GTACCACAAACGCGAGCTTTCCCCGGACGACGCTCCCTAGCGGGCGCCGGCGGAGAAGGTTGCCTAACAGGGACAACCTCGGAAGGCCGGCACAAGAGAGACCTGATTTGCTCAAGCATAACCATAACCTCAATGTGCTGAGCGTTCCGCATCTCAGCGATATTCCTAATGCGTCCCTCAACGCGATTGACTGACAAAGTTAAATCTCCTAATATTTTTACTTGATCACGACAAAGGCCCATCCACTCACGCCCGTCAAAGCCTGTTTCCCAGGACCCATCCATACGGTGGCACGTCGGCGTGGTGGCAATGCGTGCAAGATCACCAATAACCTGGCTAAGGTCCGAGTTGATTTTATCCCATAACTCGGAAGGGAACAAAAGGGAACTACTCGCTTCTGGGGGGTGTCGTAACTCACCCACGTCAACGACGCGGCTGCCCAAAGTGCTTCATCCGTTCACACCGGCAGGAATTGGATCAATAAGCTCAATAGTATAGCTGATCCAAACCCTACATGCAATCGTTACGGCGGCAGTGGACCCTTGAGTGGCCAGGCACAACAGTATAGGAGTCACAGAATCCTTTTCAGGATTACTGTAACTATTAAATTGCGTTGTTGCCACATAGTTGTACCTAGGTTTTTCAAACCTATTACAATCTATGTCCAATGTGATGGCATCTGGCCCTCTATCAGTAGTACCACCCCAAGGTGGAAATGAGATGCCATGAGACATTGTAGCCACTTGCACGAACGTTGCAGCGTTTGCGTCCTCAAAACTATCCACAGTTCCCAATGCAACCTCTCCTTGCGTAGAAGTAGGGCAAGAAGGAACATAGTAGATACGCAAACGTCTCCATTTATATCGAGAAAAGTTAGAAGCAATACCAGCAAGATAAGGAAAGACCGCAGGTATAATAGCAGCACGGTTAAAATTAAGGGCACCTGCGGCTGTCAAAGCGACACCAAAGAATGGTTCGCTATGTGACACAACCAATGTGCGCAATTGAGGATTACGCACAATGGAGCCAGTACTGGCAGGTGGCCTAATGCTAGTAACACCACGACGGTTATTTGGAGCCATCGTGGGTGGTGCAGCTCGCCGAACGCGCTGCGCAGACCCGCCCTTAGTGGCACGGGTCTGATTCATAGCATTACGCAACTTGTCAATTGCTGACTGCCTTGCTCTTTCTTGTTGATTGGCTTTATTCATTTCACTTTCC